TTAGACATTGACGACCATCCTCGCGAAAGGCCCCTGCCCGAACTGTTCGGACAACTGGGCGATGTGAATTTCGATGCTTTGCCCGAGGCTGTCGGCGGCCATCTGCGCCGCCGGATAGGTCCAGCGCGGCTGGCCCACCACCGTCTCGCGGCGAACATTGCCACCGGCGACAACCCGGACCTGATAGGCCTCGGATGCCTCGCCAAGCGGCACCTCCAGACCCGACCAGCTATCCCCGCCGATCCGCGTCCGCCGTATCCAGGACATCGACAGATCGCCTCCGGGAAGACGGACAGCCCTCAGATGAACCGGCGCATAAGGCCTGAGCCCGATCCCCGCGAAAGCCTCCACCAGATGGGTGTAGGACGGATCGTCATATCCCCGCCGCGACGGGCCGATGCGGAAATGCCGCGCAAGGTCGCGGGCACTGGCCGGAAGCGCGATCTGCGTTGGCGCGCCGTTCATCAGGACGACATTGCTCCCGACCGGCCAGCCAGCGGCACCCGCCGCTTCGGTGCCGGTCTGGCCGCGCAAGAGATATGACAGCTCATAGGTGTCAGGGGCGACAAGCTCGGCATTGGCGAACTGGAATAGCTCCCATCCATCCGTCGACCCGTCGCCAACCGCCATCAGGTTGGCGCCGTTCAGAAGCTGCGCGATTCCCACCGAGCTTAGCGGCCCGCCGCTGACCTTCACCCGGACCGGCTGCGACCGGTCCCATACCCCGCCCTGCGCCGGGGCCATCAGGCTCTCGGTCTGCCCGATCACCGCCTGGCTGCTGATCAGCCGGTTGAGCGTGTAGCCCGCATCCTGATCGGAACTGAACACCGCGACCGACCCCGGCCAGGGTTGCGCTGCGACGGCAAGGTGCGGCGCATGCGGAACCTCTTCGCCCGTCATCAGCGGCAGATCGAGAAACAGCGCAGCCACGGGCGTGGGCGCTACGAAGGTTCGCGCAGCCACCGCCACCTCTGCCTCGTCGGAGGGCACGTAGACCGCAGGCTCCACCCGGACCGCCTCAAGCCCGATCACGCCGGCCTGCTCCGCCCGGTCGATCCGGTAGAGTTTGGGGGCACCCGATCCGATTGCCGCCACATCGCCCACCCCGAGATCGCCGAGCGACGGCGGAAGCGCGAAACGCGCGCCATCTCGGGCAACCCGCATCTCGGTCAGCCAACGCTCGGCGATCCGCTGGGCCTCGGACTGCGTCAAGGATAGCGCAAATTCCGATTGCGAAACCGATTGCAGGTCGCCGGCGGGATGCACCGCCTCGACGGTGCGGGCTTCGTAGTCGCCTTCGGCCTCGACATAGCTCACCCGCACCCTGCCGACACTGTCCGCATCCGTTGCGCGCGTGGTCTCGATCCAGCCGTCTGTCTCGTTCCCGACCGCGAGATCGTCTTGCCCGATACGCGCATCCGCAACTCCGTCGCGCATGCGAAAGCGCAGGGCACCGTCGCGCTCCAGCGCATCGAACCCATAGCTCAGCATCAAGGGCTGCAGCGCGCTGCGACCGCTCCCGGTCTCCTGAACGCTGTAGCCGCGCACGATCCCGAAAAGCCCGGCCACGTCGACGCCCGGCACACCTGAGCCTCTACATATCTCGGCCACGACATTCGCCAGCGGCTGCGCCGTCGTGCGGCCGTTCAGCCAGTGGCCACGCGCGTAGTTCGCCCCATCCGCCCACAGATCGCGGTTGTTGGGGAACTGCGGGAAGGGCCGCGCGTCCCAGGCCCAGACATGGGCGCGGCTCATGTCGACCATCGGCGCTCCGTAGACTTCGGACACCGGGTTGTTTGCGGGATTCCGCCAGTAGTCGACCGTCGCGCGCAGGTACTGCATCTGGATCAGGTCATCACGCCGCCCGTTTGACTGATAGGGAAGGCCGGACTCGGCTGATTTTGGGTCAAGGAACCGGTTTGGCTGGTTGGCTCCCTTGTCGATGGCGGCGCAGCCGTACTCGGTGAACCATACCGGCTTCGATCCCGGCACCCAATCCGTCTGCGGTCCCTTCAGACCGCCGATCCGGTCGTGATGCGGATTTTCCCACCAGCTTTTGATGTCCTTGATCCGCCAGACCCAGTCCTCGCCATAGGCTCCGTCAGCGATCGGCGTCCTGATCTGCGCCGCCCGCTCCTGCGCGCTGGCATAGTACCAGTCGTACCCCTCGCCGCCGCCGATGTTGGCCTTGAGATAGTCGAGGTTGTAGATCGACACCCATCCGGCATCCGCGTGGTCCGTGCCGTCCCGCCAGTCGGCGATCGGCATGTAGTTGTCGATGCCGATGAAATCGACGTTGGCATCGGCCCAGAGCGGATCGAGATGGTAGTGGAAGTTGCCGCCGCCATCCTGATAGCCCGCATATTCCGACCAGTCCGCCGCATAACCGATCTTGACCGAAGGCCCGAGGATCGCGCGCACGTCGGCCGCAAGCTGCCGAAGCGCCGCCACGGCGGGAAATGTGCCGCCGGCCCCCCGGATCTGCGTCAGCCCGCGCATCTCGGAGCCGATGCAGAAGGCACCGACGCCGCCCGCAAGGGCACAGAGATGCGCATAATGCAGGATGAAGCGCCGATAGGACCACTCCGCAGGTCCGGAATAGCTGACGCGACCCGCCGCCACCGCAAAATCCTCAGGACCGGCAAGACCGAAGAACGCCGCTACCTCGGCCTCGGCCGCCGACGTCCCGTCCACGCTCCCCGGCTGACCTGCCGCGACCGACTGCGTGATCCGCCCGCGCCATGGAAGAACAGGCTGATCCGCCGCCCCGCTCCAGGGATCCCTCCGGCCGTTGCCAGCCAATTGCTCCATCAGGACAAAGGGATAGAAAACCACCGATTTTCCGCGCGCACCCAGGTTTCGGATCGCCTCGACCACCGCCGCGTCCGCGGGTGTGCCGCCATAGACCGGCTTGCCATCGTCGCGCGCAATCTCCTCCGCCTGCGATCGGCTGATGCCACCCGAAAGCCACGGCATTCCCACACCCTCGAATGCGCGATCCTCGACCTTCGGGCGCAACGTGCATTGCCCGCAGCGCAGATCATCGCCAAACCACGACACCACGAGTGACACCGAACCACAGTTCGGCAGTTCCTCGCCGAGAGCGTCGAGCGAGCGGGCGAGATCGGTAATCCCGCCGGGCGAATGGACGTTGGCCGACACACTGCGCCCCAGCCCATAGCTGTAGTGTACCGGCGACGTCGCCAGCGTGTATTCCCCGGTGCCCGGAATCAGCGCCACCCCTGTGATGGCGTGGGTCACGTCAGGTATCTCGTCGATCCCTTTGCCCTGCGCAGGGCGGAACACCTCGAAGCTGAACTGCGGCACGCGATTGCCATAGGGCGCAAGCGGCAGATCCTCGAAGACGACATAGGCGAGCCCGCGATAGGCCGGCGCCAGACCCGCACCCTCCACCGCCTCGATCTTCGCATCGGGCAACTGATCCTCGCCGCCCCTGTAGACGCGCATCTGCACATCGCTCGGCGAAATCTCAGTCCCGTCCGCCCAGACGCGGCCGATGCTGGCGATCTCGCCCTCGCAAAGCGCAACGGCGAGACTGACGAAGTAACTGTGCTCCGTCACCTTGGGCTGCGAAGGCGCGCCCTTGCCGCCGCCGCTCGTCGTCGCGCGGTCGAGAAACCGCGACGCCCAGATGACCTGGCCCGCCACGCGCATCCGTCCCCAGACCTGGCCGATCGGGGCGCCCTCGCTGGCGCCGGTCAGTCGGAAGCGGTCGACCTTTCCGGTCTCGACCGCCCGCGAGCCGCCGCCCATCAGGCGCTGGTCGATGACGCGGCCAAAGGTTGCCCCGACGGCACGCCCGATCACGGCACCGGACAACCCAAGGACCGATCCCCCGAAACCGGCACCGATCGAGGCACCGACGGCCGAAAGCACAATTGTCGCCATCAGAAGGCTCCTTCAGGGAAAATCGAACCGCGCCGCGACACGCCGCAGCCAGGGCGCCGACAGCGGGCTTTCGACGACCGAATGCCCGCTGTAGGCGTGAATGAACGTCGCCACCGGCCCGGCTTCCGCAACGATGCCAAGATGCTTGGCCACCGCGTCATCCCGCATGCGAAAGAGAAGCACCTGCCCCGGCGACAGTCCGGCTTCCCGGTCGACCGGCGCAAGGTGCCTGAGCGCGGCCTGCCAAAGCCGCTCCACGCCTTCAGGCTCGCTCCAGTCGGCGGTATAGGCCGGAACCGCCTCCGGCTCCGTGCCGTAAAGCTCGCGCCAGATGCCGCGGATCAGCCCGAGGCAATCGGTCCCCGCACCCTTTGTCGCCGCCTGATGCCGGTAGGGCGTCCCGATCCAGCCCCGCGCGACCTCTACCGCCTGAACCCCGCGCGCGCTCACCGCGCGAGGCTCCCGCCGTCGTTCCGTCCGGCACTTGACGGGTAGGACATCACCCAGTCCTCGCCGGGGATATGTGGAAAGCCGCGGAAGTTGAGGAAATTGGCGAACTTCAGGCGACAGGTTTCCGCCCGCCTGTCACACCCCGCCTCGATCCGCACCATGTCTCCGGATGCTGGCGTGGCACCCAGCGACTGCCAAAGCTCCACTTCGCGACCTGTCACCCCCTGAAGCCGGTCGTTCTTGACTGACCCCACCAGACCGGCCGCCGCTCCGGTCAGCACGCGAAAGCGCCCCTTCTCGAACCAACGCTCCTCGTAGCCGGCGAAAGACGCGAACCGGAACACCCGGCCGTCCTCCACCGCCTCGACCGGACGCTCTGCCGCGTAGCCGGGCTGAGCCAGATCGAAACGGCAGCGCCTGTCGCCAAGCACGGCCGAACAGCGCGAATGATAGATCATCCCGACCGGCTGGTTCAGCGCCTCGCTCAGCCCCCTGAGTTCGGCGGAGAAAGCGCCGCCGGTTCGCGTGATTTCCCCCAGCGTCCCCCGGAACTGGAGCACCCGCATCGCTGGCTCCATCCAGTTCACGAGCCATGAGCGCACCTCGGCGCCGTCATAGCGGCCAGCGAGAATGTCCTCCTCGACGATCGCGTCGGACCTCAGGGCACCGAAGGCCTCGGAATTGTCCACCGCAAGCCCGGTGGACTGCTGCAACGCCTTCGCGGTCAGGCCGCTGTCGGCGCGGAAGGTGATGCCCTCGAAGTTGAGGTCGCGGTCATGGTCAGTAAAGCCAAGCACCATCCCGTCCTTGCGCGTCACCGCGAAGGCCCGTGCAAGCGTGGTCGCCCCACCGGCCAGATGGGTTTTCAGATCGTCAGGATAGCTCATGACAACCGCACCTCGACCACGGGTACCTGCGGCACCTCGCCGGCCTGGAACGAGGCAACCGAGACCTGGATGCGGTCGGTATCGAACCGCACTGGCACGTCGAACTCGAATCCCGCGGACACGCGCTCACCCTGCGCCGGGGGGCTCAGAAACAGGATCTCGCCCCGCTCGTAGTCCACGGTGTAATGCACCGTCTCGGCCAGCTCGTCGCCCTGAAGGCCCACGCGCACCGTCCCCTGAACCGGCTTGGCGATGATCCGCCGCTCCGATGCTGCACCCGAGGCATAGGTCTTCGACAGCTGAAACGACCGGGTAACACCATCCCCGGCGCCGATCTGCTGATCCTCATAGGTGATGGTCGCGGACGCGGCGCAGGACTTGTAGTCAGCCCAGTCTTTCCACCTGAACCCGTGAAGCTGCCCCCGGCGCGCCTCGAAGAACGCGATCAACTCGCCGATGTCATCGAGGCTTCTGAGGCTCAGCCCCGCGTCATAGCGCCGGCGCGACTGCGCCCAGGGCGTGTTGCGCTCCTCGAACCCGTTGGTCAGCTGCACGATCTCGGTGCGGCGCTCCGGCCCGCCGACCGAGCCGAAACTCAGCTTGGCCGGGAACCTTACCTCGTGAAATGCCATGCTCTGCCCTCACCTGTTCCTGTCACCGCGCGCCAGCGCCCGCGCCATCTGCGCCGCGATCTGGCTCTGGCTGCGGGCAAAGCCCTGCACGTCCGGCGTGGTCACGTTCATCACGATGCTGACCGGCCTCCCGCCGCCCTGCGCCTGCACGCCAAGGCGACCATCCGCCCCCCGCGTCAGCGGCATGATCGCCTCCGGCCCCGCCTCGCCCATCAGCCCGCGCCCGTTCCGCATCGGGAAATGTGTCGGCGAAGACACCACGCCGCCCTTGGCAAAGGGCATGACCCGGCCTTGCGCGAAGCTGCCGCCCTTCTCGAAGGGGAAAAGACCGCTCAGAAGGCCGTTGACGCCATTCGCCACCGCGCCGCCGAAAGCCTGCTGCACCGGCCGCATGGCGATGTTGTAGACGCTGCTGACCATCGTCTGCGCGACGGATTTCAGTGCGTCCGACAGCTTCATCCCGTCGAAGACGAGGCCATCGAAGGCCCGGCGCAAGCCCCCGCCGATGCTCAAGGACAGTGATGAGACCTCGCGCCCGGTAAAGACCATGCTTTCCCGCATCCGGCCAAGTTCCGCATCGAAAGCCGCCGCCATCAGTTGCGCGCCGCCAAGCGACTGCTCAAGCGCCGCCATCTGCTGCGCGAGGCTGTCGAGTCCGTCCGTCATTGCCATCCCCGTCCTCCTTGATCCTGTCCGGCCAGGCGCGGACCAGTTCCCCCAGCCGCACCCGGTCAAGGGGCGCGGCGGCAGCCGGGTCGCCCAGCATCAGCACCAGTTCCGCCGGCGTCAGCCGCCAGAATTCCTCGGGCCTCAGCCCGATCCCGCCGATTCCCGCCCGCATCAGCCGCGGCCAGTCGAAGGCGCTCATCGCGGCTCCGGCACCGTGAAGGCGCGCGCCAGAAGCTGCGCTGCCGCCTGCGCCGCGCCGACTGGCCCACCGCCGATTTCCACGGCGACCAGATCCGCAGCCTGCCCCTTCCAGCCACCACCCCTGAGCCCGGCGACCACCAGCATCAGGACATCGCGCGTCGAAAACCGGCCCGCCTCGAACCTTTCGACAAGTTCCACCAGCGTCCCGGCCCCGAGCGCGGCCTCAAGCTCCGCCAACGCCCCCAGCGTCAGACGTGCCTGATGCGGCACGCCGTTGATCGCGATCTCGACCTCACCGGCCCAGGGGTTCGCCATCAGATCGCCGTGAAGCTCAGGGCGCCGGCCGAGGCCAGCGACAGCTCATAGGTTGCCTCGCCGTTGTAGCTTCCCGCATATTCGATCGCCGTGATCTGGAACGGCCCTTCGACGATGCCGAAGTCCGGGATGATGACCTGGAACTGCTCCACCGTGCCCGCGAAGAAGACCTGCCGCGCCCGCTCGTCTGTCGCACTGTCGACAAAGACGCCCGAGCCAGAGACCGAGGCCGAACGCACCCCTGCGCCGCCCAGAAGCTCGCGCCATCCGCCCTGGCTCTCCAGGTTGGTGACATCGACCGTTTCGGCGTTGAAGCTGATCCGCGTCGCGCGCAGCCCCGCGATCGTGGTGAATTGCCCGCCCCCGTTGAGGTCGAGCTTGACAAGAAGGTCCTTGCCATTCTGCGCAGCCATGAGAATTCTCCGAATTGTGCATCCAGTCGGCGGCAAATCAACTTACGCAGCCGCCAATTGTTCGATTTTTGCAGAAAGGCGATTGCCGCCTCACTCCTCCACGCGCGCGCGGAAAGTCAGGTCGATGCGCCGGATGTCCGCCTTCTCGACCCGCCGCGCCCGCGCCGACAGGAACCAGAGTCCCACGAGCCTGCCCCGCGCCAGCCCCAGATCGGCGCCGGAAAGCGCTTCGGATACCGCGGCGGCCACCGTCTTGGCGCTCTGGAACCCCGCCTGATCCGTCACCACAGACACGGTGAACTCATGCACCGCGCCGCGCCCGGTCTGGTCGGACGCATCCCGCACGTCCTCCGGCCCGAGCGAGACATAGGTGCCTGTCACCGTCCCGGGCGGGATGGAGTCGTAGATGGCACCAGCGACGAGCGCCTCGAGCGCGGTATCGGCCAGAAGCCTCTGGTAGACTGCGGCCTGAAGGGCGGCCCCGACCGAATAGCTCATGCCACCACCTCCTCGACCGCGGAGCAGACGAGATACCGCCCCTCCGCATCCGCCTCGCTGACGCCCGTGATCCGGTAGAGCCTCTGGCCGTCGCGGAAGCGCTGATCCGCCTTCGGCCGCGACGGCGCGCCCGAAGGCGCCCCGCGCAGGGTGATCCGGCAGGCAACCGCCGACATCGTTGCAAATTCCGCCGCCCGCTCCCGCGCGGCGCCCTGCTGGATCGCGGCCCAGACCACGCCACGCACCACCCAGGTCAGGTTGGAGCCACCGGCGCCATCAGGCACGCGCAGCGCTTCTTCCAGGATCAGCCGCCTGTTCAGCCTCGGCGCCCTCATGCCGCCCCTCCGCCGAGAACACGCACCGTGCGCCAGCGCTCGATCAGCGCGGTCACGCCAAAGGGCATCCCCCGCGCCTCGCCGGCGTCATGGCGCTCTTCGTGATAGGTGGCGGCGAGCAGGAACACCGCCTGCGCCAGATCGGCCGGCACGTCGCTCCACGAAGGCCCGAAGCCTGCGATAAAGCGGATGTCGATCCGCCCGCCCTGCGGCACACCCGGCAGAACCGTCCCTGCGGCGGCGATCCGGGGCCGCTGCAGGTCCGCCACCAGCCGGTAGCGCCCCGGCGGGATCATCTCCGCCACGCCGTCCCGGTCAAAGGCCGTGACCGAGGTCAGCGCCGCCACCGGCGCGACCGGCAGGGTCTGGCTGTCGGGCCAGCGCCAGTCGGGAAGCGTCAACAGGAACTCCCGCGCGATCAGCGCCTTGCCGGTCCGCCCCTCGACCGCCGCCATCGCCGCCCGCAGATAGCTTTCCGCCAGCGCGTCCTGCACGCCGTCATCGGCAAAGCCGGTGCCGAGCCGCAGATGGTCCTTGAACTCTGCCACCGGCAGCGCCGCCTGCGGCACCGGCGTCACTTCGCTCAGCATCATGGAAAACTCCGAATGTCGCGCCCTCCCGAAAGGAACGGGCGCGGGCCAGCCCCGCATTGCTCGGACGGAGGGAGCAGCTAGACAACACGGGGGGTAAGCAAAGACGGCCCGCGCCCGCATTCCGGGGCGTTTCGGCCCCGGCCTGCGCGCCACCCTTACGAGACGGCGAACTTCAGAAGCTTGATCGCGGCAAAATCGCTCACGTCGCCGCCCACGCGCTTGGAGGCGTAGAAGAGGACATGCGGCTTGGCCGAGAAGGGGTCGCGCAGCACGCGCAGATCGGGACGCTCAGCCACGGTGTAGCCGTTGTGGAAATCGCCGAAGGCGATGGCATGGGCATCGGCACTGATGTCGGGCATGTCCTCGGCGACCAGCACCGCATATCCCATCAGCCGCGCCGGCTCGCCCGCCTGAAGTCCGTCGGACCACAGGAAGCGGCCATCGGCATCCTTCATCTTGCGCACAGCACCCGCGGTCTTCGAATTCATCACGAAGGT